AGGTCACCCGCAAGTCACCAGTCAGTACAAAAGCATGGCGCGCGGCGAAAATTTAGTAGGCTTCCATCCCGACGACGAGGCTTATCTGCTTGAAACGATTGCGACATTCAATCGTCGTCTGGCTGATATCGCTGAGCTGAGGCAAACGCTTCAAGCTTCGTAGATCGTGTTTTCATTTCATCCCCACCCCCCCTTCCCGACGAAGTGACAAAACGCGCCCGGAAAATAATTCAGTAATTTTACTGTTTCCTGTTGACGCAGTAATTCTACTGCATCATAGTCCCTCTCAAGAACTCGCCGCCGAGCAGTTCACCCCAGCCACGGCTGGCCCCGCTTTGGGGAATGGAGAGGGAAAATGGCACTTCGATCTTCCATCCATCGCAAGCCTCCGGTCGATCACACTTTCAAGGTGGTCCGCATCACCGGCATGTACGGCACCTGCAACGCTATCAAGGCCTACATCGGCAACGATGAGGTAGGCGCTGCCGGCTTCGATGCTGTCGCACGCGAGTGGCTGGTGTCGTTCACCGCCCGCGATGGCTCGAACATCGAAACTGTTATCCCTGCTGGCGCCGACTTTCGCGCCTCCATGGACAAGCTCGAAGCGTACTTCGCCGAAGCTCACGCGACCCATTACCTGCCATTGGCGGAGGTTGCGTGATGCCCGAACTCGCAGCTGAGCTCCACTTCGCGATCATTCTCCTGAAGAACTACGCAAAGTTCGATGAAGAGAATGGCGACATCGAAGACGCCGCTTTCACCCGCATGCACATTGCGCGCTTCGAAGCTGCCCTCCCCTCTCAGTGGCGATCGGAGGATGCGGCATGACCCCGAAGCAACGCAATCATCTTCGCATCGCGGCCATTTCCGGCCGCGCAGACGAGCAGTTTCAGCGCGACACCGTCGCTGTCCTGGTCAGCTACATCGAGCGCATGGTCGGCGCCGGCGACGTATCCGAGAAGCACGAGACTCGCCTTCGTGAACTCACCAACACCACCTGCGCGGTGTTCGGCATGCCGTCGATTGCCGAGCGAGATGCGGTATTCGAGGCCAACTTGGCAATCCTGCGCGAGGTGCTGTGATGTTGCGCGATCTAGCAGAGGAACTGTTCGCGCTCGTCGGCATCGCAGCATTCTGTGTGTGCGTGCTCTTGCTGGGAGTGGGAATCCGATGAAGCGCCCCTACAGCACAGCGCGCAGCGCCGCCGTCTGCCGACGTGCCCTTGAGAAGGGCAACCTCGTCGCCTGTCATCACCACGGACTGGCCTGGAAGTTTGGCCGCCGGAAATTCAACAGCATCACCGTGTCCCGGCTGATTGAAGCGGGAGAAGCGGTTCGCGAAGGCAATATCGTGAGGAAAGTGAAATGAGTAACGCTGTCGAAAAGATGGATACGAACCGGGCAGATGACCGCGCTTTGTCGGTAGTCACCCCGATGGACATGCTGAACCGCGCGGTCGAGTCCGGCGCTACGATGGAAGTGCTCGAAAAGCTGATGTCGCTGCAGGAGCGCTATGAGGCGAACCAGGCGCACAAGGCTTTCGACGAAGCAGTATCGAACGCAAAGGCCGAGATTGGCCCGGTCGTCCGCAATAAGGCTGGACACAACAACAAGCGCTATGCCGACTTCGCAGCCATTGCCCGCTCGGTTGACCCGATCATCAGCAAGTTTGGCTTGTCCTATCGTTTCAAGACCGATCAGTCCGACAAGATTGCAGTGACATGCATCCTGTCGCATCGCATGGGCCACAGCGAGCAGACCACGCTTACTGGTCCAGCCGACACCAGCGGGAACAAGAACGCGATCCAGTCGCTCGGCTCGACCCTCACTTATCTCCAGCGGTACTCACTGGTGCAGATGCTTGGCCTTGCCGCATCCGACGATGATGACGGCAGAACCGCGGGCGCCGGCGAATGCATCAGTGACGAGCAGGCCGACAATATCCGCGATTTGCTCGAAGCAAATGGCAAGGATCGTGCTCGCTTCCTGAAATGGGCGAAGGTCGACCGCATTGAGGATCTTCCGGCGGCCAACTACGACACCTGTGTCGCAGCCATCACCCGAAAGGCTGACTGACATGCAGATCTTCGATTGTGAGCAGAATTCGACCGAATGGCACCTTGCTCGGCTTGGCATCCCAACCGCGTCCGAATTCTCGACCGTCCTCGCGAAGGGCGAAGGGAAGACCCGCAAGACGTACATGCTGAAGCTTGCCGGCGAGCTGATCACTGGCGAGCCACAGGAATCGTACACCAACGCCCATATGGAGCGTGGCAAGCAGATGGAGGAGGAAGCGCGGGACGCCTATTCCCTCATCAAGAATATCGACCCGGTCCGTGTCGGATTTGTCCGCAGCGGCGACACCGGCTGCTCGCCCGATAGCTTGATCGGTGAAGATGGAGGGCTCGAGATCAAGACCGCCCTTCCCCACATCCAGATCGAGCGCCTGCTGAAGGGCACGCTCCCGCCTGAGCATCGCGCGCAGGTTCAAGGATCAATCTGGATCTGTGAACGCAAATGGTGGGACTTCGTCAGCTATTGCCCGAAGCTCCCGCCGCTGATCATTCGCGTCCCCCGCGACGACGGCTACATTGCTACCCTCGCCGGTGCCGTAAAGGCCTTCAATGAAGAGCTGGCTGAGACCGTCGCGACCATCCGCGCCTATGGAAAGTCGAAGGAGGCAGCATGAGCCGCGCTCTGATCACCATCCATGGCAAAGCCGATCGCGAGCGCGCGGCCAAATGGTGCCACCAGGCGCCGCCGGAGACGCGCATCGAGTTCAAGGCAGCGAAGCGAACACTTGAGCAGAATTCACGCATGTGGGCGATGCTGACCGACGTTGCGACGCAGAAACAGCACGCCGGCCGGAAGTATACGCCCGATCAGTGGAAGGTGCTGTTCATGCACGCCTGCGGGCGCGAAGTGCAGTTTATTCCGTCCTTGGACAATTCCACGTTCATCCCTTGGGGGCAGTCATCATCGGACCTATCGAAGCAGGAGATGAGCGCGCTCATCGAATTCATGTTCGCATGGGGAGCCGAGAATGGTGTCGTCTTCCATGATCAGGAAGTGGAGCAAGCGGCATGAGCCGGCGGGAATTCTCAAAGGAAGTCCGTCGCCAGGCGCACGCCCGAGCGGATGGTTACTGCGAAGGCCTCAAGGCCGACGGCACCCGCTGCAACGGCGCCCTGCTCGACGGACGCTTCCACTACGACCACAACATTCCCGATGCGCTCGGCGGCGAACCAGAGCTCTGGAACTGTGTCGTGCTTTGCGTTCCGTGCCACACGGAGAAGACCGCCAAGCGAGACGTCCCGATGATCGCCAAAGCGAAACGCGTCGCTGATCGCCATATCGGGATCAAGAAGCGGTCCAGCTTCGGACCGCGTAAGCCGCAACGCTCGGCCAGCCGCCCTATTGAGCGCCGGAGCGAGGTCCAGCCATGACCGTTCAAACCCACAGCATCCCAGCTCCGGTGCTGGCTGCCTTCGAGAACGTCCCTCATTTGTCGATCCCGCAGCTCGCCAAGGCTGCGCAAATGGACAAGAAGACGCTTACAAAGCACCGTGAAGCGGGAAATCTTCCCGTCCACATCAAGGGCACAGGGCTTGAGCGCCGCCACTACGTCTGTACGCTCGGCGATGTCGCTGAATTTTACCGCCGAACGGGTGAAGCATGTCAGTCTTCCGGGTCAGAAACTCGCCCTACTATCAGTTCGATTTCCAGATCAAAGGTCACCGCTTTTACGGCTCGACCGAAGAGACGAGTGAACATAAGGCTCGTGAGTTCGAGCGCGGGCAAAGGGAAGAAGCCAAAGCCTTCGTCAAGCAAGCCCTCGACGCAGGCCGGAAACCCATGACTCTCGCCATTGCCGCCGATCGCTGGTGGGACGAGGTCGGCCGTCATGGCAGCGACCCGGACTTGGAACGAGCGCTGGACTGGCTAAAGACCCAGATCGGGCCCCATGTGCTCCTGCACACGATCAACGATGACATGATTTCCCGCGCCGTCGAGGCCCGTAGAAAGTGCGTCATGCGCGCTGGCCGGGATAGCGACGGAAAACAGCTATATCGACCCCTGAGCCCGCGCACGGTGAACAAGACGGTGCCAAGCCTAATGCGCCGCGTCATGAACAGGGCGGCGGAAAATTGGTCGGTCGCCATCCTCGCTCAGCCAAAGTGGAAGAAGCACTTCCTACCCGAGCGCAAGCGGCCGGTGCGCGAGATCACGCACGCCGAGGATCGGGCGCTGGACGAAGTGGAGAGCCGTGAATACGCGGAGCTCCGCGAGTTCGCCGAAATCATGGGCCTGCGCCGGCGGGAGCTGCTGCTGAAATGGACCCAGGTCAATTTCGATCAAGCGACGATCGCCATCATCGGCAAGGGCGGCATCCCGGCCATCCTGCCCCTCACCCAGCGCGCCTACGACATCCTCTGGGGGCTCCGCGGGAACGACAAGCTTCACGTCTTCACCTTCGTGGCCCAGCGCTCCAGGCTCTGCCCGAAGACCGGGACGCAGTTCGTCCGCGGGCAGCGCTACCCGATGACCTATTACGGGATCGGCACCAACCGGCGCCGGAAGTGGGCCAAGGCGGGCGTGGATGCCCGTCTCCACGATACGCGTCACACAACCGGCCAGCGCGCCTTGCGCGCCACGGGCAATCTGCGACTCGTGCAACAGCTCCTTCGTCACACGGAGATCCGCACCACCTCGAGCTTTTACACTGACACCACGATGACCGATCTGCGCGCCGGCATGGAGCGCGTCGAGGCCTCCAAACCCGAAGCGACTGATCTGGAAAAGTCCCAGACAAAATCCCAGACCAAAAAACAAACATCAGCTAAGCCCAAGAAGGGAAAAGCATAAATGCTTCGAGAACCACGTCTTTCGATTCCGAGGGTCGGGCGTTCGAATCGCTCCGAGTGCACCATCTCCGCACGCAAATCCTGTCAATAATTCAAGACGGTTAGAGCCTGTGCCGCTTACCCGCTCGCAGGTTCCCGTCGGAGGACAGATCGGGACCAAACACCATTCGGGACATCTTGAGACGAAAAGTTCCATGGAGATCCTCAAGGTCACGCGACCGTGCGCGCTGCCTTCGCCCCAATTTCAGCAGCCGATTGAGACCCCTGGCAAGTCTTGAGCGACGCGTCGCGACCGAACGCCCAGAACCCAGCCCTATTTCCATCGCGCGAGCATGGCAGTCGGCCAGCTCGCGCACCTGTGCACACGATCAATCCGCCATCATGACCGGCTGAGGGTCTCACAGCAGCCGACTTTGCGC